TCGAAGAAACTTACGAAGAACGCCTTCGCCATACTTTACAGCGAGCTCTTTCAAAACAACACGACCGTTGCCAAGGAGGGCTTTGTGCACGCCACAAGCGCAATCGAAGCATATTTGCAGGGGGAGAAACTTACGCCCGCGGAAATACAGGCCATCGCGAACGTCGTAAATACTGCATACAATATTGGCAAGACCGAGGTCGCGAAGCCGGTTGGGATTGTACCCAAGACGAACATGGTAGACCTCAAGGCCGTTAATTGGTGCGCCAAGGACGCGAATTTCTGGATAGGCGATAATTTTAATACCCGGCTATCAAAGAGCATACAGAAGACGGTCATCGACAACGGAATGTTCTTAGGGTTAGGGCGCGAAGAGGTTGGGGCTATTTTGAAGGACAACCTCAATGCTTATTACAAAAAGACGGACGCATATTGGAGGGGTTTGGCCGCTACTGTAATCAACCGGGCGAGGTGTTTTGGCGGGGTCTCTGCCATGGAACAGGCGATGGTGGAAGAGTACGAAATCTTGGCCATGATGGACGAGAGGACTTCCCCCTTCTGCCGAATGATGGACGGACACATCTTTACGTTGGGCGAAGCGGTAAAGGCCCGGGACGACATGCTGAATACGACGACCCCGAATGAAGTGATGGAGGTCCACCCGTGGATACCATACAAAAAGGCCGTAAATATGACGCACAAGGAGCTCGTGGCCCAAGGCCAAGCTCTGCCGCCGTACCACTTTTACTGCCGGACGACATACATCGTGCGGTCATTTGCCGTCCCGGACGCAATCAAAGAAGCGCCGCCCATTATCAACTGTCAGGCCGCGGAGCCGAGCGATGTGTTGTCGCAGGACATCAACGACTACAAGTACGACGGGGACGCATCTTCTCTCGGAGGAGCCGGGGCCAAGTCATTCTACCGCGATGCGGCGGGCAACCGTTATATCTATAAGCCGGCGCAAACGAAAGCAGGGGCCCCGGAACCATTTAGGGCGCACATTCAGAAGAGCGCGTCCGACCTGGGGGACATTCTCTACGGGAAGGGCGAACACGTCGAAGTTACAACTATAACCGTCAATGGGCAACTCGGCACTATGCAGAAGATTGTGCCGGACGTTACAAAAAACCTAGGGGACGTTCCGCTATCGTCATTGACGCGGGAGCAACTGCGGATGATTCAACAGGAACATGTGTTGGACTACGTTATTGGCAACTACGACGCGCACGCGAATAATTTCGTTATTGACAAGAACGGGAAGCTGTGGGGAGTTGACAAGGAGCAGGCCTTCCGCTACTCAAAGGACCCTAAGTCCTACAAGATGAGCCTGACTTACCACCCGAACAGCGTCCACGGGGAAAAGCCGCCGATATACAATTTCCTGTTTAAAGGGTTTGCCGACGGGGATATCGACCTTGACCTACAGGACACGCTACCAATACTACAGCGCTTGGAAAAAATCAGCGACGCGGAATACAAGAACCTTTTGAAGGATTACACTAAGGCGCGCTTTTCCACGGCCGACGAAATGAAAGAGTTTCTTGATTGGGCCGTGGACAGGAAGAACGGGCTCCGTGCGGAGTATGAAGCATTTTATACGGGGCTCTTGAAAAAGAGGATTAAGGGTTTCAAGGGCAAGTTCCAGTTCTCGGATTCAATGCCCATCAAAAACATACCGGCCGCACCTTTGGCCGCCCAACCGAGCGCGGCATTGTGCCAATCCATGAGCATGAAAGAGCTCAAAGAGATGGCCAAGAACATGGGGATAAACGGCGCACCGTATCTCACGAAGGACGAGCTTATCGACGTTATTACTGGGAAGACGCCGAAAGGCGACACAATGGCCATCATCAAGGCCAGGCGGGCGCAAAAAAGGGCCGCACGGGCGGCGAACAAGGTCAAGCCTGCACCTGTTATAATCGAGAATGATACGGCAGATTTTACGGACATAATGAAAGGGCTGACCCACGACCGGGACGGGACTTATATCCCGCTGGACGGGGACATTGTAGAGGGCCAGTACGCGACCGGGCGGATACTCACAAGGGGCGGGGTCGACCACGTTTCCGTCGACATGAAGATACGACAGCCATACCACAAGACTATTGACAAGATGATGGACAATATCGACGCATCAGGGGCCGGGAAGTCTTCAATCATAACAAGGACATTTGGCGAAAGCAGAATGGTAGAGGTCGACGGGGTAAAAATCACGTGGACCAACCGGCGCAACCGCTATGCGGCAATGCAGGGGGCGTTGGAGTTCGAGGTCAAAGGCGCGACCGGCACGCAGGCGGCCGAGAAAATCAAGAAGGTTCTCGAGAAATACCAAAAAGAGGCTATTATTGCGCCAAGGACGGCCGAAGATATTAACCGACATAAGGCCATGAGGATCTTATGGCAGATGGCACCTCAAGAGGCCGACGCACTTGCCGCAATGAGCCCGCCGCCGACATACGCAGAAGTTTTACAAAGGCTCAAAATGGCAGGCTACGAGCCGGACGTCCTCGATAAATTAAAGCTCAAAAAAGTGGCAAACGGGCACTACACCTACGTTTGGGAAGGCCGGGCGGCTGAATACAAAGCACTTGGAGCCGACCATGTTTTCGTGGGAGTGGGGAAGGACAACCTCGGTTTTTTAATCGAATTTGCCGAAAAGAAGGAATCGCTAAAGTGCTCCTCTATACGGACAAAACTGGGGATTGGCGGCGGGGCCTCCGTATCGGACGACATGGTTTCCGGGGGCGCTGATAGTGTTTTTGCGCGTTTGGCCCCCAAAAATGCTGTGGGCAATGCAATATACTCAGATTCATTTATGGCTACACAGTATAGAATAATTTACGACATAAAAGTGCTCGAAAGGACAGACTGGTATGCTTACACCTCAGATACTTTCGGGTCTACGAACCCGGCTTTTATGAGTGCGCGCCTTAGCCCTGACAAGTTTATCGAAAAAATGAACGCTAGATACAGCCCGAGCAACGAAATAATGTTTAGAAACGCTTTGCCCCACGAAGACGCCATAGGGATTGTATGCCAAAACTCAACGTTCAGAGAAGACTTACTTAGCATCTTAAAGGCCAAGGGTGTATCTAAAATCAACGGCATACCTATTAGCAAGTTTGTTACTGTAAGCGCGAAGATAAAGGAGTTTTCAAAATGATTAGTGGCCGAGTTCTTTACGAAGTTCATGTTTCAAAGTTTGATATGCAGAATCTAGGTATAGGTGTAACAATTATTCCTTTACCAAAAACGGAATGTTCCCCGGGACGGACCCATGCAGTCGGATACGTAACATCCGGCCGCAAACACTTACTTGAGGGAGTTCTTGAGAGGGAGACGCCTGACGGATTTATTTGGGACTGGAAACCCTACGAGGATATGCCCGCGTCGATAATCACATTCAAGGTTTGCACCCTCGAAAGGTTCAAGGAGCGGTGGCGGGACATCGAGCGCGACGTCCCGGACATCAGATATGAAGAAGATTTGCACGAGTGGTACCGAAGAAAACTGCTTTAACAGAATAAGCGAATAGACCACACGAAGGGCCGTCCGAAAGGGCGGCCTTATTGCGTGCCTGGGGGGGGTGTGAAAAATGGACGTAGAGAGAACAGTTCCTATCGTGAAGGTCGACGCAGAGAAAAGAATAGTCTTGGGCGTTGTTTACGAGCCCGACGTGAGAGACACAGACGGTAATTTTATGACCGCGGAAGAAATTGAAAAGATGGCCTACGGGTTCTTGGAGAATATGCGGAACACGAACATCGACCGGAATCACGACGACAAGCCGCAATACGGTGTAGTCGTTGAATCGTTTATCGCGCGTAAAGGCGACCCGGATTTCCCGCCCGGGGCGTGGGTGCTTGGAACGCACGTAACCGACGACGAAACATGGGAAGCAATTAAGTCCGGCGAGATTACAGGGTACAGCATCGCCGGGACTTGCACCTTAGTACCCGACGACGGATAGAGAAGGGAGGCGAAAGGTAAATGGCACAACCCAACAAGCCGGGAGAAATGAGAGACGTAGACGTCAAAACGGTTTCATTGGTAGGAAAGGCCGCAAACAAGAAAAAGTTTGCGATTTTTAAGAGCGCGGAGGACAAGACATTGATGGTTGATGAACAGGAACAGTGCGTTGAAAAAAGTTTAGTTGCCGCCTTCAAGGATTTCTTTGCGAAATACGGAACGGCAGGTGTCGAAAAAGGAGAAGTCCGGAATGCAGTGGCCCGACAGGAAAAAGCCGGCAAGTTTTACACGGCTTTCAGAGCTATGGAGAACGTTTTGTATCGCATGACCGAAAACGCAAACTGGGCTGGGCTCGTAGCCGCGGCCAAGGAGTTTGTTGAGGTCTGCGAGGAAGTCGCAAACGACGAAGTTGTTGCCAAGGCCTGCATCGAAGGGCTGGAAGCGGAAAAGGCCGGGAAGAAAATCAGCTCGGCAAGGCTTGCCAAACTGAAGGACGCTCACGCGTTCTTAGCTGAGATTATAGCCGAGGCAGAAGCGGAAGAATCGAAAGAAGTCGAAAAGGAGGATACAAATATGACCAAGGAAGAGATGCAGAACATTATCAAAGAGGCACTATTGCCCGTAACAACAAGGCTCGAGGTTATCGAAAAGGCTATGGCCGAAACCGAAACGCCGGCTGGGGGCGATGGGACGAAGGAAGAGGAAGTCAAGCTCGAGGACGTCATCAAAGAAGCGATAGCTCCTATCTGCGAGAGGCTTGACGCAATCGAGAAAATCCATGGCGTCAGCAACAAGATTGGCACTGATACGGTCGAGAAGAAGGACGAATGCAATTTTTGGTCCGGCGTCTTCCTCGGCGGATCATGCCAGTAATAGACAAAACTACCAACAGGAAGGGGAATAATTAACATGGAACTCAAAAGCAATCGCGCAATAATAGCAAAAGCGGCAATAGACACGAGCACAATCGCTACCTACGGCAAGCTCAACCCGGAGCAGTCGGATAAGTTTATCGATTACATGGTCGATAACAGTCCGTTTATGAAGGACATTCAGACTATCAAGATGAGCGGGCCTGAATACGACCTCGACTTTATCGGCGTCTCTTCCCGCATAATCCGCAAGGGACAGGAAGCGACCGCGCCGACGAATCAGGCCGGAGTTACGACCTTAACGAAGCGCCTCACCTCGACCGAAATAATCCTCCCGCAGGACATTTCGTTCTCATTCCTCGAGGACAACATCGAGAGGGGGAATGCAGAGGACCATATTGCGAAACTTCTTGCGACCCAGTTCGGCAACGACGTTTGCGACCTCGCCATCAACGGCGACACGACAGCGAGCGGCGAGGATGAAGACTTCCTTAAAATTGGAGACGGCTTCATCAAAAAGGCCAAGGCCTCATTGGCAGTCCATGTCTTTGACACGAACGAATCGGTCGACTATAAGGGCGTTGTTTTTGGCGGAATGCTGGACAAACTGCCCAATAAGCACAAGGTGAACCTTGGCGAGCTCCGCTTTTACGTTTCTCCGAACGTGGCTTCCGCTTACATCGAGCAGTTGACCACAAGACAGACAGCATGGGCCGACGAGCTTCTCCAGACCGGGAAACTCCCCCAGTACAAGGGAGTTACCATATTCCCCGTGCAGTACTGGCCCGACGACTGTATCATCCTTACCCCGCGCAAGAACCTTGCAACGGGCGTGCAGAGATACTTTACGTTCGACCGCGAGAGGAATCCGCGCAAGCGCATCATCGAGTTCACCATGACAAGCAGAATTGCTCCCGCCGAGATAGTTTGCGACGACGCACTCGTCGTGGGATACAACGCGGCTTAACAGGTGATTGACGATGGCGACGGCGAAGAAGAGCGACACGAAAAAAAAGTCTGCTGTCGCCAAGAATCTTAAGGCGGCGGCAAGCGTAAAGGTCGAAAGCGACAAGCCGAAACTTATAGCCATAAGGCTTGTCGGGGCCGGGTCTTTTACCAGCGGAGGAATTTCTTTTCGCAAGGGGGAGGCCAAGGAAGTGGACAGCGCCAAGGCGGCCCTACTGCTCAAAACCGGCCGGTTCGTTGAGGCGTAGTTATGTATTGCACGGTTGAAGACTTTAAAAGCGCGGGCATGGGCGGAGAACACACGGACGCAGAAATTGAAAAGGCCATAAAACGAGCTTGTGTCAAAATAGACACGTGGACAGGCCTTTGTTTCAAGCCGGTACTTAAAACATACTCGTTTTCCGGACACGGGGGAGAGACGCTACATCTTGACCTCGACATTATTTCGATAGAATCCCTTTTAATCGACGGATATGAAGTGTTGCCGGGCGACGTTCGTATTGTACAGAACGGATTAGCCCTGTATTACGAGAACGGCTGGAGCAAGGGGAAGTACAACATTCTCCTTACTGGAATGTTTGGCAGGGTCACGGAAGAAGGGGAACCTCCGGCGCAAATCGTAGAGGTGGCCATGCGACTCGCGGCGCGAGAGCTTGTGCCGCTTGGAGATACGGAAGCGCAATCCGAAATGATAAGGTCCGGGCTGGTACAGTCAGAGACGACCGACGGTCATTCTTACTCTCTAGCTAAACCGTCAAGCGTCGGAGAAATTGGCACGTTTGGATACTGGACAGGGGACGCCGCAATCGATGGCGTCCTTTCCCATTTTCAGGCGCCAACACGGATACGATGCGCATAAAATAAAAAAAGGGGTGGAATAAAAAATGACAGTACCGACAATACCCGTAATCCCGGCAAAAATGGGCGAAGCGGGGGCACATCAGGAGCAGTTGTACGCTATCCTGTCGGCAATAAAGGCCAATGTTGAGGCCGGGACCGCGAGCTCTTTAGAGATTCAAGCACTACAGACAGCGGTTGGAGATGAAACCGAAGGGCTCGTGAAAGACGTTGCCGACCTTCAGACCGCGGTTGGGGACGAGACGGCGGGCCTATTGGCCGATGTCGACGCACTAGAAACCACCGTAGGTGACGAAACAGCAGGGTTGGTAAAAGACGTAGCTGACCTTAAAACAGCGGTTGGGGACGAGACGGCGGGAATCGTAAAAGATGTTGACGATTTACAGGCGAAAGTCGCGGCGAATCAGGCCGACAGCACGGCGACCGAGGTTGCCGACCTTGTTGCAGATTTTAATACCCTGCTTGCAAGTTTAAAAACCGCGGGGCTAATGGTAGCAGATACGCCCGAGGCATAAGTTGTGAAGCCAAGGCTTATTCACCCGCGAGAAATTACGCTGTATAGAATTGTCGCGCTTGACCGGGACGTCTTTGGCGACCCCGTAGACAAGGGGATTGTCGAAACGGGGAAAATACTGAAAGGGCAAGTATCTTACGCGTCTTACGACAGGGTGAATCTGCCGGGCGGCGGCGATGACCCGCAAGGGGCGGGCCATGTGTTGTTTTATACGAGCGACTGGGAAGAAGCGGGGGGGATGAAGGGCGACGAGCTTGTTTTATCTCCCTCAGATTCCCGGCTTGTAGTTATCGAAGTGCGCCCGTGCGGACATTACCACGGCGTAGCATATTTCCAAAAAGTTATATTTGCCCGAAAAAGCGCCTCTGTGAAGGGGGCCGTGCGCCAATGAGCAACAAATCGAAGCTAGAGGGAGACTGGGATGCAATTCTTAGCGTTTTGGCCAAAAGTCCCATCAAAAAAGCAATAGATCTTACGTGCAACCGTGTGGGAATTGCGGCGGCGGCGGCGGTCAAAAAAGGCATACGGGACGGTGCCCCGGGGGGGAAGAAGTTTGCCCCGCTGAGCGATTTTACCAAGGCACGGAAGGGGTCAACGAAGCCGCTTATCGACAACGGCGACCTCCTTGGGAGCATATCCCACCAGGTTATAAGCAGTAACGAGGTGTGGGTAGGGGCTTTGCGCGGCACAAGGACGAAGGACGGCAAGGATATTGTAGATATCGCGGCCGTCCACGAGTTCGGCGCTACTATAAAGGTTACGCCCAAGATGAGAGGATATTTGCACTCTCAGGGCTTGCATTTAGCGGCCTCTACCCAATACATTCATATCCCGGAAAGGTCTTACTTGCGGGCGACCTTTGAATCTCCGGAGTTCAAGCAAGATATCCTTGGTATTGCCGAAGATACGATAGGGGCGGTGTTCAAGCCATGATTAAAGAAACGACAGAACAGCTTATCTTGCTTTTACGAAACAAAGCGGAAGAAAACACCGTCATGTCGCAGGGGGATATTACCGAAATTAAGACGTTGCCCGCCATCGTTCTGACAGGGCCGAGGTTACAGGAAGTACGAAGCCTCAGAACGCAGGCCAAGATGACGGAAAAGGACATGGAGCTTTTGACTTACGCGAAGGAAACTGCCCCGCGCTGGTACAACATGAGGTTCGAGGTTTCTGTGTCAAGCCAGACATTTCGAGGCTTAGCTGACCGGATTGAACTTTTGTCAAAGCTGGCTCAATCCGACCCGCTTTTGACTGTTGAGCAAGAAGAGACAGAGCGGAGCCGTCAATATTATTGGGACTGGGGAACATTTCCAAGCAACCCCGGCACGCCCAATATTTCCGGGGTTTACGAGGCGGCAGGAGAAATAATTATTTACGATGTTGAAATATACAGCGGAATTGTAACAGAAGGTCCTTTAATCACGCGGATTGAAATCGAATCCGGAGTACAGCCGAGGGACGGCGACGCGACAACGGTCGACAGTGTGGAAATAATCGAGGCCGAAGACGCGGAGGGCGAACCCGAAGCATAGCCATAAAAAAATGTCGTTGGGAGGTTTAAAGATGGCGAAAATACAGGAAACAGGCGAAGTCGTCGCAGAAGCTACGACAGGAAGGACCGTCTATGTCGTCAAAAACATGGACGTTGGCAACAGGGATTACCCGCTTACGGGCGGGGGAACACTTTATTTGCCTATGAAGAAAAAGGGCGTGGCATGGCCCGAAATTAAGGGGTCGCAGATAAGCGCGGCACTCCGCAAGGCGGAAGCGACCGGGCACGTTAAAATTACCAGGAAAGAGGTGAAGTAATATGGGACTTGGATTCCCTCGCCCTATAGCGAACGAGATAGACCTTAGTTATTACGTCGATACTTTAATTAAGGGTGTATCCTGCGTACAGGGCGTAACAGAACGCGGCCCCATTAACACTCCGACACTTGTGGGGTCAGCGGAAGAATTTGCGCGGGTTTTTGGCAATAACCTCGATGACTACGAGTTCCCGCTGGTTTGCAAGAGGGCGCTGTCCTACGGCGCAACATTGTGGGTCAGTCGAGTCGTACACAAAACGGTTGACGGAGTTACAATTTCGACCGCGGCGGCCAAGGCAAGCGTCACGCTTAAAGACAGGGCAACACCTGCCGTAGCAACATTGAAAGTCTACGCAAGCTCAGAAGGGGCTTGGGGCAACGACCTCAAAGTCGCAGTTACAAATAGCTCATCAGATGACACGCTGTTTAACATAGTTGTCTACAGCAACGGCGTCGTAATCGAGACGATCCCCGACCTTTCGATGGACGAGGCCAACGAACGATATGTTGAAAAAATCAAGGGGACATACGTTACTTTTGAGGACCTTGAATCTGCCTCGACAGGCGACAAAAACATGCCGGCTGTAACTACGGATAACATCGCGCTGACAGGTGGCGACGACGGACTGACAGGGCTTGACGACGCCGACTACATTGGTGTTGAAGCGCACAAGACCGGGCTTTATGCCTTTGATACCGTCAACGATGCCTTGCAGATTGCAACACCGGGAGTTACTTCGGCCGCGGTTATAGCCGCCGGACTTGCATACTGCGAAAAACGCAAGGACATGATGTACATATGCGAGACGCCGGCCAACCTCGACCCGCAGGGAGCCGTAGACTTCCGCAAGGGCGAAGGAGATTACGACCACGCTGTATTTAATTCCAGTTACGGTGCGATGTACTACCCCAAGCTGAAAGTTTACGACGCGGAGTTCTCGAAGGAGCGCACGGTTTCGGTCGTCGGCGACGTCCTCGGAATTATGGCCGTCAACGACTGGAAGGCGAACGAGGCAAGGGTCCCGGCAGGACTTAGGCGCGGCCTTATACAGAACGCGCTAGGGGTTGATTACAACCTTGCGGCGCCCGCACTTCTGGCCAACGCCAACCTTGCTTGCGAGAACCAGGTCAACCCCATCGTCAACTTTGCGGATTACGGGCTCGCGCTTTGGGGCGCTCAGACGCTACAGCGTTCGGCTTCTCTGCTCAGAGAAGTCAACGTCCGCCGCATGACACTTGTAATCAAAAAGGCAATCACCACGTTCGCATGGAACTATATCCACGAGCCGAACGACCCGACGAGCTGGAGGGCTTTCTTCTTGGCCATCGACCCGAAGTTCCGCGAATGGAAGACAAACAGGTGGTTCTATGACTACAAGATAGTCTGCGACCAAAACGCAAAAAGCCTCGACGACGCAAAGCTCAACACGCCGGAGAGCGTCCAGCGCGGAGAGTTCAAGGTCAAGATGTTCTACAAGCCGGTTGTCGGCATTAAGTGGATACTGCTTGACTTTGTGATAACCCGACTCGATGCGGTCTACGACGAATCAATCGTAGATTCGGCTATGTAGGAAGGGGGGTAAATAAACATGGGACTGCACCCGACATTTTCCGGTAATCCCGGTCAGAAATGGCAGTGGACGGCCAAGATAGACGGCTTTGACGTCGCTTATTTTGAGCAAGTTACTTTCCCCACAAAAGAGCTGGATGAGGACGTATTTAATCCGGCCGGTTCTGTAAGGGGAACTAAGTTCGCCGGCCGCGCCACCATTTCCGACATTACAATCAAAAAGGGGAAAAAGGCCGACGGCGCCGACCTTGCGGGCTACGCATGGCTTGTTACAGCGTGCAACACGGCCGCGGGCGAACTTGGCGACCCCTCGACATACAAGAGGGATATCGACATCGTTCGCACCAACAGAGTTGGAACGCCCATTGAGACATACGCCTGCAAGGGCGCGTGGGTCAAAAAGGTGGAGCTGGACGACGGCGACGGGAGTTCATCGGAGCATCAGATTGAGACTTTGACAATCGCCATAGACGATTTCGAAATTGTGTAACAACAAGCAGGGGGCCGGGGGACCGGCCTCCGCTCTTTATAAAATTCCGGGGGGAAGAAAAAGATGACTAAAGCAAAAAACAGCGGAGAAAATTTTAACCCTATGACAATAACCCTGCCGAGCGGGCTTACGGTTACGCTAAAGCCTATGACAGGCCGGGCAGAACGCGTGCTCGAAGACAAGAAACTTTATAAAACGGGGGCCCTCGTAGACCGGTACATGATGGAATGTATTGAAACAATCGGCGACAAAGAGACAATGACCCCGCAAGAAAAGGAAAAGGCGCTTCTGGAGATGTTGAGCGGCGACAGGAACTACCTTCTCATGGCCATACGTATTGAAGGGTTCGGCCCGGACATGATATTTACTTCCACTTGCCCGAAGTGCGGCAAGGACTCCGGCTACCAAATAAACCTACAAGATAAATTGGACGACGGGACATTTCCCGTTATCCCGTACCAGGACGCCCCACAACGAATAGAGTTGCCGGTTAGCGGCGGATATGCAGAAATCGGATATATGACCGGCCAGCGCGAGAGACAGATGGCTCAGCTACCCGACAACGCCATACATCAGGGTATGCTTTTAAGGATTGAATCATTGAACGGAGAGCGCCCGACACTTAAAGACCTTGAAAACATGCACGGGCGGGATCTATTGGCCTTACGCGCGGCCATGGGGAACATGAGAGGCGGGCTAGATAGCACAATAGAGCTTGATTGCGGGGAGTGCGGAGCTAGTTACAAAATAAGCATCGCGAGTGTGCCGGATTTTTTCGTCCCCTCGATGACGAGTTTGGAGAGCGCTGGGATTTAGAGGAAGAGGTCTTCTTTCTTTGTTACGGCGGGGTCTTTTCAAGCCGGGAAGAGATTTTGGACATGCCGACGGAAACGCGAAGGTGGTACGTCAACAGGCTTATTAGACAGTTTGAGGCAGAAAAAGAACAGATAGACGCAAGCAAGGGAAGGTGATGCTTTATGGGCGGAATAGCGGCCGGAGCCATGGGACTTGGAATTGTTATATCCCTAAAAGACCAGGCATCGCGCGGCATTGAGAATCTAAAAACGCGCATTCAAGGACTGAAAACAAGCTCCGAGGAAATGACCAAGGCTTTTACCGCGGGGGCCGTGCAGTTGATGAAGGGCGTCGGCATTATGGCGTCCGGGGCAGTTTTGCTGTCTAAGATGTTCGGCGGGCCGATACAGGCGGCCGTACAGTTCGAATCCGTCATGGCCGACGTTAACAAGGTTGCCAACTTTACGACGTCGCAATACAAGGAAATGTCGGCAGGGCTTGTTGATATGTCGAAAAACATTCCGATTGCGGTCGAAGGGCTTGGCAACATTATGGCGGCGGCGGCACAAGCCGGCATCGCAAAGAACGAGCTTCTTGATTTCACAAGGGACGCGGCATACATGGGTGTTGCATTCGATATAGCCGCCATGGAAGCAGGCGACGCAATGGCCGGGTTGCGCTCCATTTTGGGGATAACGCAAGAGCAGGTCATTCTTCTTGGAGATTCCATAAACCACCTTTCCAACAACATGAACGCAAGGGCGCCCGACCTTCTTAACTTCACCAACAGGGCCGGCGGTATTGGACGCATGGCGGGTATGACCGGTCAGCAGATTGCGGCTTTTGGTGCGGCCTTTTTGGATCTCAAAACGCCGCCGGAAGTAGCCGCAAGGGCCTTTTCGTCGTTCATTATGAAGCTGACAACCGCGTCGAGCGCCACTAAGGACGCGCAAGGAGCATTTGCAAAACTGGGGACAACCGGGGAGGCCATAGAGCGGGCCTTCAAAAAAGACGCAACAAGCGCCATGTTCGAGTTCTTGAAGGCCGTCAAAAGCTCTTCCGACCCGATTGGCATGCTGCGAAGTATCGTTGGGGAAGGTTTCGCTGACGACCTTGCTAAACTGGCAGGCGGAAGCGATAAGCTGGCTCAGGCGCTTGGCCTAGTTGGGGCCGAAGCGGAATACGCCGGGTCAATGCTCGAGGAATACGAAGCGAGGGCCAACACGACAGAAAACGCGCACGCGCTTTTGGCTAACAGGATGAAAGCTGTATCTTTACGCTTCGGACAAACGATTGCTAAGCCTTACAGGCTCCTAGTGAACGGGATAAGCTCTGTAGTCAATGCGATTGCGGGGCTCCCGGAGCCTGTTTATATGGCGATTTCTTTGCTTGCGTCAATAACCGGCTCAGCCCTTGTTTTAGGCGGCGGGCTCATGGCAATCGGCGGGATTTTGAAGATGTGGCCCTTGATTTGGAGATACGGGGCACAAATGGCGCTAATGGCGATTACCACCGTCCAAAACGGAGCAAGGGCACTCGCCGCAACAATGAGGGCTGCCCTGTTACCAATGCTCAAATGGGCGGCCGTAGCAGGCGTTATATACCTCGCATGGAAAAACAATTTCGGCGGCATAAAAGACGCAGTAAGGGCCGTGAGTGAAGGTTTCAAAATGGCTATGAGGGCAAACGCCGACGGCATTGTTGAGATGGACGAGGCTCTTGTTAACTCCCTCAAAAAAGCGGGAATATGGGAATTTACCGTCCTAATGGCGAAGGTTTTTTGGCGCATGAAACAGATGTGGCAGGGCTTTAAAGAGGGATTTGCCGATTCCGTGGCGGGCATAAAACAGATGTGGGCCGGGATAACGGCAGTATTTAGGCCGCTGTTTGAAACCGGGAGGTTTACTTTGCGGCTTTTCGGCCTCATAGACGCCGCTGGAAAAAGCAATATCGACATTTGGAAAAGTTGGGGTTACGCGATAGGAGTTATAGCCCCGATTTTGATGATTACCCTGACTGCCGTCAAGGCATTTGGTGTCGCCGTAACAATTTTCAATGGAGTAAAGACCGCTATATTGGCCGCAAAAGCGGCAGTAATCGCTATGAACGTGGCTATGCTCGCTAATCCGGCCGGCGTAATGATAGCAGGGTTCGCCCTCGTTGTAGCTATGATAACCACCGCGATATATAAGTGGGACGAGATAAAGGCCACCATGTCGGCGCTTTGGGGTTGGGTCAAATCCACATTCCCGGGATTTGCAGGGATTATTGACACGTTTATATTAGCGCCGATACGCGGCCTTATTGGCATCTTGGATACCGTTTGGGGAATCATGAAAAAA